ATTGGGTAATATTAACACTAACAATAGGCTCAATAATTTGTATGATTTTATTGTGTTCCTTTATTATTATGCAAGCCGACAGGGAAAATGTACACCCTATTAAAGCGGTATGGCTTAAATATATAATGCGCGATAATGAACTGTACGACCGGCTTAAAATGTACAGAAAGACGACTGTAGGACTTATGATGGTGCCAGTAATACTAATACTCATCATGTTCTACATAGCGCAGATAAGTGAAGGGAGGCTGCATTTCAGGAAGGACGTTCAAACGCTATTCGGATGTATATTTTGGATAGGTTTGTTTATTTATGTAAAAGCTAAAAATAAAGTAAGATAGATATGGCAGATATAAGCAAGTTGGCTCCAATTATAGCCAAGTGGGAAGGCGGCTACGTGAATGATCCTACCGACAAAGGCGGCGCTACTAACATGGGTGTTACAATAGCAACATGGCGCGCTGTAGGATACGATAAAGACGGGGATGGAGATATTGGCGTAAAAGATATAAAGCTACTTAATAAAAACGATTTTAAAGCTGTTTTAAGGCAATATTGGAATAAGTGGAACGCTGATAAGATAAATAATCAAAGTATAGCTAATATACTCGTAGATTGGGTTTGGGGCAGCGGTAAATGGGGTATTGTTATTCCGCAAAGGGTGTTAGGCGTTGTTGCTGATGGTGCAGTAGGTGATAAAACTATATGCGCAGTTAATGCTCAGGATCAAAAAATGTTCTTCGATAAAATATATGCAGCCCGGATTAAATTCCTTGATGATATAGTAAAAAATAACCCATCACAAAAAAAGTTTATAAAAGGTTGGAAAAATCGATTAAAAGACTTTACATTTACACCGTAGCATATTTATTGGTTTGGTTAAGTTTAAAAAGCCCCTTCGTAGTAGTAGGGGCTTTTTTTTATTTAGCTACAACAATGCCAATCAACAACCCTAATATTGCACCGGTAATTGGCGACTTATACCACGGTGTAGGCATATTCTCGTAAGCCTGTTTTAATTTTGCATCATTCTCTTTCATTAGGTCAAGCGTCATATTAAAATCATAAGACTGCTCCTGAACGATGTTATTTAGGCTATCAATGGCTATTAACGCATGGTCGTATTGATGCTTGTACGCCTGTCCATGTTTTAGCCCGAAATAAACCTCACGGACTTGGGATGGTTGCAGTGTTAGCGGCTCGGTAACTTGTGATATACTCACACATGGCAGCATAAGTAGTATCGCGTATAATAGGTTTTTCACGGGGTAATGATTTTGTTATGGCTGCAGCTCGTGCAACCTGGTTCTTAGATTTAATTTTTGCTATCGTAATTATGCTGTCTTTTTTTGCTTGAATAAGCTCCACCTGTTTCTTTGTGGTGGCTGGCACATTAGCGGGTTTAATCGCCCAGAAAAAAGCATATCCTATTATGAACAATATAATGAAAGCCGACAGCCACGGGAATTTAGTGTTTTGCATTTGATAGTATTATTTCGCCTACGAAGGGTTTGAACATATTTTTTACACAATCTCGGCTGTTCTGACCTATCTTGTAAGCTGCCCCATCTCCATGCCTCATATATGTTGCTGCAAAATTACGACCTTCATGTTCTCCTGAAGTAAGCCAAACATAATTCTTTTCATTTACTACCAACTGCCCCGGCACGCTCCAGTCTATCTCTTTAGGCTGCTCGACTATCTCTGCCCAGATACCACGCTCGAAAAGGACGTGTTTACCAAAATCAGCAACATTTACATAAAGTACATTGCCAAATTCCTCATAAACACAACCATGCCCGTCGCTAATAAGTTTTCGTGATATTGCCTCTTCAATAAGGGTGGCAGATACTTCTTCGTGGGTGGCTGGTTCGCCTTTTTCCCATCCATCAGTATTATGAAAGTCATGCCATTTTCCTGAAACACCGAAGCCATATCCAAGAGGGTGATTATCGGTATTATATTCTCCTGTAAAATAGTAAAGACAACCATGTTCAGTTTTACGCCATCCCACTTCAAGCCCAGGCTTCACTTCCTCAGCATCCACAACCTGCAGTGATTCTAAGTAGTATTTAGTTTTTATTAGAGTACACGCAAAAGGCTTACCAGCGATGGTTATTGTGTCTAACTGTTTGCTGATAGCCTTAACCCTGTCCTTTAAGCGCGTCTTAATGAAGTCTGAGGCGGGGAGGACTGTTTCATTTGGAGTACTTAAGAATGAGATACTATCCCCCTTACCTTGTAAATATTTACCAACGAAATATGATGCATGCATTTTTCTATCGGCTAATTTACGGATTGCCTTAGCCTCCCTCTTAGTGCGGATCAATATGCACTCGTTTTCTTTTAGTGATTTAATTTTTCGTGTCATTTCTATTTTGTGTTAGGTGGTGTTGGTAGTGGCATCCAATGTGTGACTGCTGACGTTTCATCCGTACCATATTTAGATTTAATAAACCATTGTTTATCGTCATCTATAAAGCCTATATCTTTCGTTTTATTATCTAAAATAGGAACTCGTTCATAAGGATTAGGCAGTGCATCATTTACGCTTATCCATTTAGGCGCGGTCATACTGGCATGCTTAAGGTTCTCATATTCCCATACAAGGCGTTGTATAGCCTGTAATATTATTGGGCTGTCATCAAATGATTTATTAAACAACATTACTAATACTTCAAGTTCGATTGTGTGCAGCGGCTCAACATTAGCGCGCTCTTGTACGTGGTCGGGGCTATTGAATACTATGCTCATTTTTTATCTTTATAGGTTAAAAAATCCAAATCTTTTTGGTCGGTATAGCCTAATTCCCTGTAAAAAGCCTCATCTCTTTTAGGGGGCAAAGGAACATTTATAATCCTTTTAGGGGGTTCAAATATTGCCATAAGTTAGTATTTTTTAAACCGCCCAGTTATGAGGAGGTGATTATCTTAGCGGTTATACGTTCGTTTCCGATATAGAGTATAGGATCATCGGTAATCCTATTAAGCTGGATTTCGTGTGCATATCCAGTCGGGGTCTTCGCTACAAACATAGCGGTTACTGTTGAAAAATAACCGCGTGTCTGTATTTTAGTCCTGTCTACCTGTACGGGGTACGTGAAGGTTAGGCGGGTGTTGGGTTGCCTAATAGGTGTCATGTAGCCAGCCATTAGAATGGTAAATCATCTTGTTGTTGCTCCGCGGCTGGCGGTGTGTAAGTTTGCTGTACCGGCTGTTGATAACCATATTGCGGCTGCTGAGCTTGCTGTGTGGGTTTATCTATTTTCCAGCCTTGTATGCTGTTGAAGTATTTTGTTTCTCCCTGCGGGTTAACCCATTCACGGCCTCTTAGATTAATGTGAACAGTTACAGGCATTCCTACTTGGCATCCATTAAGTAAGTCGCACTTATCTTGGGTAAATTCTACCATAATATGCTGCGGGTATTGTTCATCACTGGTTACAACCACCTCACGCTTACGAAACCCATTAGCGCCAAATGCTTTTGTGTCTTCGAGCATTCTTATTCTTCCTTTAATTTCCATTTATTTACTGTTTTTACGATTATTTTCTCTTAACTGATATGCACGTTCTTCCATGTGCTTTTTTGTTTCTTTTTGCGTCTTATAAAGGTCGCTATAAGTTTTGTCCTGAATAAGCATATCGAAGTCATTTACACTTGTGCTGTAAATCTTATCCCTTAAATGTGTTTCCCTGATTATTTCAGGAATTTCCATATACTCCTCTTCGCGCATACGGATAAACAGGTCTTTTGAGGCTCCCATCGTTAAGCTACCTCGGCGGCGGCATCGTTTAACAATTGTTCATTTTCCGGGGTGATACTAAAGTGCTGCTTAACTATATCAATAGTCTGCCCCTCTTTTAGCTTTTTAATCACGCTTTTCCAAGACTTGTGAGATGGGTTAAGGTCGGGCAGTTCTAAAATAACATCATGCTGCACATCGAATGTTTGAGGCTCTTGCTCCGGCACTTCATCAGCAGTATATGGCATACCTCCGAGTTCGTCAGAGAAACATAGACGGAAAGCCTGTGAAATAGCAACCTTTTTAGTCATAAAAGCCGACTTTTGCCAAAACTTAGTGACTGCTCCTGCGTTTGTTCTTTGAACGCATTCATCATATAAAGCCTCCCAAACGAATGGATGTGAACGGTCTTTACGGTGTATAGTAACGGTGGCTTTTAAATCGCCTGCAGCTACACTTCCACTTGTTACAGCATTCCACCCGTCAAGCTGTCCGCTTCTTTCGGCTCTTTTTATATACACTTCATAGCCTGTAATTATGCTAAGGTTATCCCCATACTTTGAGACGTGTATTTCTCGTTTAAATGGATTTAAACCAAAAGCTTTTGCTATGCTAATGTAAGTGTTTTTCTCGCCATCATTTAATTTTGATGTGAGTCCCAGGTTATCAAGGTAACCAATCAGTTCTTTGTCTGATACTAATGCAATTTCTGTTGTCATACTATAATTGATCTATAAGTTTAAAAATATTCTCCTGTGCGTTTTGCTGTGCGTTGATGCAGTCGCTCATATCGTCTCCGAATAGCACGCCGCCCATCTGAGCCTCGGCATCGTCGTAAATGGATTTGTATGTTTTAAGCTCGGCTATTATTTTAGCATTCATTTTCGATAGCGGTGTTGATGGTTCGTAATGCCTCCTTGTCGGTAGTGCTGCCGGTCGCTAAATATGCCACGTAAGCATTGTAGCGTTGTTGTTGTAGTGTCATAGTATAATGATTGAAGCGGTTGTTGTTTGTGATTTGATTTCAATGGTTGCGGGCAGTCCGTTTTCAACGAATATACGCTTAACGGTGCTAAGGTTAGGATTGGCATAACCCTCACGGAAGGCCTTCTTTTGCGTTGCAGACAAGCCCTTAATAAATCTCTCGTCTCCAGCATGTGTAATAAGTTGCTTGTAAATTTCTTTTGCTATGTTCATTTTTATATTAGTTTTTAACATGTAAAATTAGTGTCCTTTCGCCTTTACCTGTATTAGACCGCTCTTCTGTTATGGCCGATACTTTAAAAGATATATCGTCAATGTTGTCTAAATACTTAAGACCTTTTATCTTTATGGTAGTATCCTTATTAATTAATGTTCTCATATTGTTTAGTTTTAATTACACTGCAAACATACAACAAATAATTAAATAAAAAAATTTAATAATTTATTTTTTATACGAAATATTGTTTTATATTTGCCTCATGTTTAACCAACAAATAATATTTACGATATGGATTTTCCAAAATTAAAAGTATCGGGTACTTACCCGAATGAATCAGGAGAGCTTAGGACTTTAGTTTCTACAAGAGACGATCGAAGAGATATACTTATAGCTGAAGTTTATGAGTATAACCCGTACAACACTAAGCCTTTTAATACTCAAAAAGAAATGGGCACTCTAATTGCCGCAGCCCCTGAATTATTAGACGCGCTTGAAGACATTGTTAAGTATTGCGAGGATAATGATGTGCCTTGTGATCTTGAAAATGCGAAATACGCTATTGAACATGCAAGAAATGGACGCCAAATATCATAAGTTATGAACTACGACGAATTACTACTACAGTCTGCTTACGAACGTGATGAGACTATTTCAGAAGATGATAACGAAAAGCTCTTTGCACACTACCATGATGGGCTACTTATATCGTGCGGCAATGATGAAGCCGATGTAAGGTTTAGCTACGACCACGAGGATAATTCAGAGTATCCAGGGCTGCACCAGTTCGGAACAATAGAACCGACTAATGATGCTGCATACGACTACCGTAATATGAATGTTATTTTATCTAAAAATATATAATATGAAATTCCAAATAACACAAAATTTCGGTCATGGAATTTTAGGATTTATTTATTTTGAAGCTGCAGAAAACTCAACTATTGAAGATTTAAAAATAAAAGCTTTAGAGGCTCAAAGGATAGACTATAAGAAAAGGTATTCGGGATGGTCAGGAAAATCTACAGAATTGCCGACCATAAAAGTAAAAGAATACGACTCAGTTAAAAATAGAGTAGTTTATAAGGGTTTAAAATTTAAAGTAAAATGGAGATGAGAAATTCGGAAACATGGCTCGACAGGCTAAATGATAGCCGCGAGCATAAAGGCGATATACCAAATAAACTTTACTGGCGCATAATTATGGGAGTATTCCTGTTTTGGGCGGCGGTTTTAACAACACTATACACACTATGCTAAACAAAGAACACATAACACGCGGCGAGGCTGTCGCAGGCAGAGGTAACTACGTTTACAACAACGCAAGTGATGATCCGTGCAGGAATTTTACTATTGCAGATTGTGTACAGGTAGGCATTCCCTACCAAAGCCAAACCGCCAACGCCGCCTTCATAGCCGATGCCTTCAACGGGTTTAACCGAACTGGTAAGACTTATGGGGAGTTGCTGAATGATAATGAGCAGATTAAACTAAAATCAGTTGAGAAATCAGACATTAACCAAAAAATGCTGGAAGCAGTAGCTGAGAATTTAATAAAAGATATGCGATGAAACAACTACCAATAACCACAGCAGAGATATGGGCGATTCCAGTGCCTGCCAGACAAACCACAAACGACTATGAAATAGTTAGGTGCCAAGATAATTTTAAAATTAGGCAACTGCATTATCCAAGTGATGTTTATATGGTCATATATCAAAATTATGTAAGTGTAAATATTGGCGAATATGATTGCATAATCTTAGGCACAGCCACGGCAGACGAAATTGATTTTGATGCTGCCCCACTATTTGAAAATGCAGGCGGTATGCTAAATAATAAATACGCTTTGCACGCAGCCATCAAAGCTGCCGGATATTATTTTGTGAATCATTATGGCAACTACAGCCCATATAGAAGCGATGTAACGCCTGAAGTTTACGATGCCGCCCAATCTAACGTAGTTGATAAACTTGTAATAATTAAGAAGGTATGAAAATACTAAACCTATATGCCTGCTTGGGGGGAAACCGCTATAAATGGGGCGAAGAACACGAGGTTACGGCTGTAGAGTTAGACCCAGAACTTGCACGGCTTTATCAGGAGCGTTTTCCGAACGATACGGTTATAGTAGCCGATGCACACCAATACCTACTTGACCATTACAAAGAATTTGATTTTATATGGAGTTCGCCGCCGTGCCCAAGTCATTCCAGGGCCAGATATTGGAGCAGTAGCAACTACGATACCACGACAGAGGCTATTTACCCCGACATGACACTCTACGAAGAAATTATATTTCTTGAACATTATTTCAAGGGAAAATGGCTGGTAGAAAATGTGATACCATACTATGAGCCTTTGCGCCCCGCACTTAAAAGAGGTCGCCACTTATATTGGTGCAACTTTAAATTACCCAACAATTTAGGCGAAAGAGAAATACAGATAGGAGCCGGCGCAAATGAGGTTAAAAGGCTATCCGTATTTCATGATTACGACTTTACCCAATACAAAGGAGAACAACGTCTTGACAAAATAGCCAGGAACCTTGTAGACTATGAGTCCGGCAAAACAATACTTGATACGGTTATGGGAATTGTAAAAAAGCAAAATGAAAAACAAACTGAATTATTCTAACACCATGAAACAAATAGAAAGACTTATCCCGTGTAGCGCCTTTGTGCTGCACCACCAGGGCGAAAATGCTGTACCATACGCCACCTTCCTACAGCGCGCACTTGAACTTTGGATGTTTGTCCCGTGCGGGGAGGATGGTAAGCCGTTAACAAAACCTTTGGATTATTATCAATTCCGAAGTACTTACCAAAGTGTAGACGTAGATAGTCAAGTAGAATTATGGTATAATGACTGCTTGAAGTATGAAAAAGCCAAAGAGCGATGCCTGTTTGAGGGTTTTGAATACGTATCTGAATGGTACGACACCCACCTCATTGCTAAAGACAGAATATCAGGCAAAGGGCAGTTTAAAATGAATTCTTTTAATACTGTCGAGAAACTTATTACCCTCCACTATCCAGTTACCCTCACCCCCACAGCCTTAAAAGAAATATATGGAAGCTAAGACACTACACCTCACTTTAAAACGCCAATGGTTTGACATGATACTATCAGGCGAAAAGCTTGAAGAGTATCGGGAGATTAAGCCGTATTGGGATGAAAGACTATTATGGAAGCATCTTGAATACAGTACAATTACATTTAGAAACGGTTACGCCTCGGATGCCCCTGAAATGGTTATTGTATTACGAGGCATGCTTGTGAAAGAAGGCAATCCTCAATGGGGCGCGACTGAAGGCGTTGAATATTATTGTTTAATACTTGGCAAAATACTATCAACTAAAAACCTTTAGTAATGGATTCAAAACACAAACCACAAGGCTTCCACTCTTTCGGACATTATTACGCAATGGGCGAACCTGAATTACCATACGTAGACCAATTAAAAGGATTGCTTTCAGAAATCAGAGAAGCAGCCAGTAACAACAAAAACATAAAAGATGAACACACTACAATTTTACCTTGATGAAACCGCCCGTAAGCATGGGCGAGAAGATTTCCACGGAGCTTACCATATTAGCTTGAAAAAAGAACTGGTTGACATTCTTAAAGAAGCCGCCACGCTATACGCTGAAGAAGCGTGTAAGGAGCAAAAGCGGATTGATTCGGATGCTGCAAGATATATCAAGATATTTAGCCACATATCCGTAAACAAAGATTCAATCCTTAACGCGCCCTTAGCTGTAAACACCGAGAAAGTATGAGTACTATTAAACCTATAATGATTAATGCAGGCATTCCTGTCTTGTGTATAAAATCTATAGTTATTGGTGGAGTTCTATTCTTTAAAGAAGGAGAATATTATAAAGGCAGTAAAAATAATTGTCTTATAAATGAATTTAACGAGGAAAACTTTATCACCCATAACAACCTAAAATACTTTGACTGTAATGAACCAGAATAACACCCTCACCCTACACCACATTTTACCGTACCTGCCTTTTGGATTGGAGGCTAAGACAAAAAAAGAAAGCTATGCCAATGCCGAATTCGGTAAAATAACATCATGGCAAGGTTCAGGACATGAAGACGAACAAATAGTTATTGATAGCGAAAACGGTTATTACTTAACATCTATAGCAGATACCGTACCCCTCCTGTACAGCTTGGATGAATGCTTTGACTTAGCATCCCCATTCATAATGAATAATACTGATTGGGATATAACAATAGCAGAAGAGGTTTCAGACTTCGCGAACTATAAAAAGTCATTGCTGCAATGCTCCTACGCCGCCATACAAGCAATGGCAGAAGCGCATATCGACATGTTCCGGCTGATTGATGCTGGCCTTGCAGTGAAAAAAGATTAACTAACCTATGCCGAAAGGCTAAAAAATAAAGAGAATGGAGAATACAAAACCTCAGTACATAGTAATAGCTGAATTCCCGAATAACAAGGATTTCCCTATTGGAAAGTTAATAGATTTTACGCCTTGGAATGGTACCCATTGGCAGCATGTTGTAAACGATTGCCAAGGGGAAAGAATGTGGCTTTCTGATTATTTTGAAAAATATCCACACTTATTTGCTAAAGTTGATGATTTAGGCAATATCCCCGATTATCAAATGTATGACGCTATCCTGCCTGCCTTTCAAAAGTATATGCGTAAAGAACTGGAATCTAATTACAAAAAGGGCGACAGATCAGGCGCAGGCGGATGGCTTCAGGTTAAAGAAAATAAATTTTGGCTAAACGAACTTTACTATCATGTGGGCAAATTGCAATCGGCTTTGATGTCTGATGATATTGATAGGGTGAAAGAAAACACTGCGGATATTGCTAATTTGTCAATGATGCTTTTAGACGTTAAAATAAATCTTTTAGGCAATGACTAACCCACTAACAAAAACAGAAGCGGCTTTGCTGTATGGTTACGGCTATAGGCTGGTGGATAAAGAATGCGAATGGGATATAATTCAAGTTGGCGGCGGCGGATTAACAATTGTTAGAGTTAGCGGTCAAATGCCGAGATTTATATCGTTTTCAAGTATCGGCACCGATTACCACGTACTCGTACATCCCCTTTCAAGACTAACAACCGAAATAGAAGGGATAGGGGTGCCGATTGTGGAGCTGGCGGCCATTTCATTCCCTAAAGAAGATTTTACTTTAATTAAAGATGTGGCTGGATGCTTTGATTTCGACTTTGGTTATATAAACGATGACTTTGTATCGGTTGGATATGATTATAAAAGCGTACCTGTAAAAAACATAAGAGGCCTATTCGCCCAAATGTACGCTTGGCACTTCGACTGCTGCAATTTTCTTGAACGTGGAATAGGTAAAGAGATAACGGTATGAGCAATAAAGGCAGGATATACCACAAGTTCGACCCAATAACAGAAACATGTACGGTATGTGGCGTAATAAAAAGGAATGTGTATTTAGTAGGAAGCGGGTATAATCCAAATCTAAAAAAAATGATGGGTTCGGAGTACTCTATTAACGGAATAAATTTTATAAAAAAATATATAAACTGTAAAAACAAATAATATTATGGACAAGCAAGCAGAAGCATTAAAAGAGTTTTTAGAAAGGCACGATATGCTATTCTCATTTGAGTGTTTTTTAGAATCTGAGGACTTGACACTTGAAGATTATGGGATTTGTGATGATAATACCGAAGAAAACTAACCATGAAACAAACATTCACAAAAGAAAGCATTTCTATAAATGATGGGGAAATTGAAATATGGGATGGAGAAACCCTTATTGGTGCAAGTGAGACGTTTTTATGGAAGCACGTTGATTGCATTATTTTAGACCGTACGGAGTTTGTGAAGCCGGTGGATGTGGAGAAATTAGCACACATCAATAGTGAGAAGTATTACTTCAGTGGTGCGCCTAAATCTGCCGCCTTTGGTTCGTTTATGGAAGGCTACAACGCCAACCCTAACGAGTTTACAAGGGAGGATATGGAACTCGCATTTAAAGCGGGATGCCTAACAAAAACCGAAGTAGGTTGGTCTGGATTTGGCGAATTTATTAACAACCTGCGCCCCCTTTCAATCCCAGAACAAGTAACAATTGAAAATAACAAGGTAATTAGTGTAGTATGGAAGTAGCGAAAATAACACCAGACGAATTAATGTGCGGGAACTTGGTTACCGGCGTGTACGATGATGGAGAAGCTGAGCAGCGTATACTATGTACAGTTACTGGGTACGACCCTTACGAATTTGGTATATATGTGGAATCCGATAATGAAGATATCGAGCGTTACGATTCTTTCGAGAGCATACCAATAACCGAAGATTGGTTAATCAAGTTGGGTTTTGATTATTACCCAGAAAATCAAAGCTACCAACTTGATACAAATTTAGGCTTTAATCTTTGGGGTAGAGATGGAATTATAAATATCTATTCAGAGTACAGTGATCAGATTGGCGAAGATATGCTTTTCATTCATCAAATTCAGAACTGCGTATTTGCCCTCACACAACAACCTTTAACTATTAAGAAATGAGCCAGACAGAAACACACATCGGAAAACTCCGCAAAGTACAAACTGAATTATCAGTTGAAGAATGGTGCAAAGCGCGCCTTAACGCTAATGGCGTGACTGAAATGCCATCTTATAATAAAACATGGAAAGAAACTCTTATCGATCATGAAAATGACAATATATTTTTTATTGATGATGAAGTATGGGAAGCGGTAGAGCGAAAAGAATTAGAGGAGGGCGAAGATATTAACCACTTTCAGCTTAATGATGATGGCACGATAAGCTTTGTCACTCAATTTTATAACGGTGCCACCTACTTAGCCGAATGCATTGAGGACGGACTTAAATCTATTAAGAAATGAAACAAACCGCATTACAGCAGCTTATCGAAAGGCTATATGAACGCTTTGAGCACGATAAGGCCATTTACGAAAAGCTACAGCAAAAAGAAAATTTTGATATTCGCCAGCTTGAAAAAGCAAAAGGCAAGTGGCACAGTTCCCGCGATGCCTGGAAGACCGCGTGTGAGTTTCTTGAAATAGAAAAGCAGGATATAATTGAGGCTTACCGTGCAGGCGATGAAGCGGAATACCAATACTTAGTTAAGGGTAAGCCATTCATCAAAATTACAGAGGAACAATACTACACCAAAACATTTAAAAAATGACAAAATCAATTAGAAACGAATTACAAGAAACCCTTAATGAAGATGATGAATGCTATATTCTGCTTACCGATGAACAGATTTGCGATTACATTTCAGAGAACGGTAACGGATTCTATGAATTTCACGCAGCCGACATAAACCGATTGGTTGTGGAATGTATGAGAATGAAAGAATTATTAAACATAACCGAAATTTAGCAATGACAAACGAACAACTAAAACAGCAAGCCATACAGGAGGCGTATGGGGACAAATATAAACGGTTAAGCCCTTTTATAGACAAAGAAGGTTATTGCATAATGTACGATGACAAAGGCGAAAAGATAAGCCCTAATTTTAATGAATTAGGCTTTACTCAGGAATATGTACAGGAGCATTTATGCTCAGGTTTGTTTGCTAATGGATTGCTACAATGGCGCCCTAAATCTCTTTCAGGCCTTCAGAATAACAACGGTTGGACGCGCATAGAGCAGTATGGCAGTAATTTGCCTGCTAAATTTGGTAAATATCAACCTGGATTATTAGGCGAAGATGGCACATGGACACAATTTTCAGAAATAATGGACATGGACGAACTTATTGAATATGCTTGTGCAGGTCAAATCACCCACTACCGCCCAGTAGTTGAACACCCTAAACCTGTGTATTAAGATGACCCGATCACAACAAATAATTATAAACAGGATTGCCGATATAGATGATCCTGTTTTATTAAATGAAATAGCTACCGTTATTGCCAGGTATGATACAATTTATGTAAGGTACTATAAACTAAAGAAGGGCTTCTACGAGGTTAAGGCAAGATTTAGGGGTGTTGATAAATACTTAATGAGAGCTACATCTGAACAACACGCTAAAAAAATAAAAGCACATTATGAACTACACGGAAATATCAAAATATAAAGAAGCTGCCATTAAAATATATGGCACAGATCCACTATTAAAAAATAGGGAGACAATGACTGTATGGGGACGTTATGCAATAATTCAGTCTCTAATTCAAGAGGGCTTAGGTGTTCTTAATGCCGGTAAGGAGTTATCGTTATCTCATTGCACAGTAATTCACGGACGTAAAAAACACGAATCATTATATGGAACCGATAAATATTACAGAAATCTTTACGATAAGTATAGTTTGCTTTTTGATAGAAAAAAATGTTATATAGCGGGAAAAATAACAGGGCTATCTAAAAAAGAATACATTAAAATCTTTGATGATGCAGAGCAAAAAGTGCTGAAACTTAATATGTACCCCATAAACCCCACAAAGCTAAAACATGACCATGATAAAAGCTGGGAGAGTTATATGCGTGAATGTGTAACTGCTTTGACCGGATGTTCATTTATATATGCACTGCCTAACTACAAGGATAGTAAAGGCGCTATGATAGAAGTTCAACTGGCTATCGATTTAAAAATACCCGTTATATACGAATAAAAATTAACCATTTTTGCGGATTAAGAAAAAAGGTTTTGTATATTTGTAATAGATAAAGCCCGATGTAATATTCGGGTTTAATTTAATTTATTTTGTAATAAAAACATACAGTAATGATAAGTTTAAAGCAAAGAATAAAAAATAAAGGGTTAAAAATAACATGGATAGCCGAGCAAATTAAAGTTAGTCAACCAGCACTATCTATGTACCTTAACGGAACCAGGGATATGCCTAATGATGTTAAGCAGCGTATAGAGAAAATAATAGCTTAGTTTTTTTAGCTAAAAAATGTAATAAAAATATAACCAACAAATCTATAAAATAATGTATAATAATTCAGGATTCAGATTTTATTATGATAAGGATATAGAGTACTTATTGAAAGAAGAGATAGAACGGTTATCCGGGTACTTTGCTTTAACATATTCTAAAAGAAGGCTTAGAATGTATGCGAATAATTATTGTAGGGATATGCGTAAAATTCTTATTAAGGAAAACACGATGTGTAATTTTTGCTTTACGGTAGATAATCTTACTATAGACCATATTATACCCATATCTAAAGGTGGTGAAAACGAAATGGAAAATCTTCAGGTTCTATGCAAAAAATGCAATAGAGCTAAATCTGATAAAGTATTAAATTAAATAAGCATGGCAGAAAATAAAAAGTCATTCGTGTTGTATAGTGACGTAAAAGGAATGGTTGACCAGCTACCTGATGAGGTTGCGGGAAAGCTATTTAAGCACATATACGCTTACGTTAACGACGAAAACCCAGTATCAGATAACGTGTTGTTAAATATTGCTTTTGAGCCTATTAAAATGCAATTGAAGCGTGATTTAATAAAGTGGCGTGATTCTGTTGAAGTTAAGTCTTACAATGGAAGGGTTGGCAATCTTAAGCGTTATAATCCCGACTTGTACAATAGGTTTAACTCGGGTAAAATAACATTAGAAAAAGCCGAAGACATCGCTAAATCTCGCAAAGTGTCGCAAGGCGATAGTGAGCCATCGCAACCCGTCGCTAATCTCGCTGTAAATGATAATGTAACTGTTAATGTAATAAATAAAGAGAAGGCTACGCCGCAGTCTATCGACTGGTCGGTTCTTATTTTACAGTTTAATGAAATAACAGGAAAGAAAACAATAACTGTTCCTGAAAAAGCTAAAAAGCAATTTATAGCACGTCTTAAGGATGGTTACACAAAGCAAAATATTTTAGATGCTATTATAAATTGTGCTAAAGATCCATATCACATTGAAAATGGACTTAAGCACCTAACTTATGAATTTATAAGCCGACCTGATAAGATGGAAAAGTTTTGCACTATGCAGCCGGTTAAATTACCAAAACCAAAACAAGACAAACTATGACAATCGAAAAAGCAATGCAAAGAATGTTTTGGCGCATACAAAACGGAAAATTCGAGCCTAACGAAAATGACCTGCAAAGTATAACTTTTATAGCTGAATGGATTAATAGGGAAAAACAGATTAGAATTAATCAAAACAGATATTTTGGAAAAATATTAATATATACACTAATGCGTGAAATTGACTTCTTTGAGGACAGCAATTTAGCGGAGGTTAAAATACATGACATACTTAATCATCCAATAAATTACTGGTATGATAGATTTAGACTTTTATGTGTTACAAGAGAATTAACCATCAATCTTGAAATTTTAGGAATAGATCACATTACAAAAATATGGGATAGGAATAAGGATAACAACGGCTACCTGGATGTTGAAAAAATACAACAAGAGGGTAAGGAAAGTGATAGGCTATTAAATGAAAATAAAGAAGCCCTTATAAAATCGATTAACCTATGGTCTCAAAAAGAAGTTAACGATAAGCTAAATAATTTTATAAGTGAATTACTTAACGAATACGGTAACATGCCATGATTGATATACCTAAAATAACCCTAAAAAAAGGTAGTGCTGAGGAAAAGCCAGTAATTGACTTTAAGTTAATTCACGACGCGCACTTTATAAATATTGAGGAGGTATTAAAGCCGCAGCCTGTTGCTATAAGCATAGGTGAGAGTCAATATAAAGGAAATTACTATCCGGTGTCATACGGTAGTTATGGGGATTTTAGTTGCATAGTTGGGGCATCAAAATCTAAAAAAACGTTTTTAAAATCTATGATTACAGCTGGCTATATTGGGGGTAACTCAAATCAATTTGCGGAACAGATAAAAGGGCATAATACAGGAGGAAAATTCATTATAGACTTTGATACTGAACAATCCGAATATCACTCACAACGTGTTTTTAGGCGTGTTATTGAAATGGTAGGATGCAATACTGAAATGTACCGGCCATTTTCGTTACGAAAACTATCCGCTAATGAAAGATTAGATTTTATAAATTGGATATTTACAGAAAGCCAATACGCAGGTAAAATAGGCTTAGCCCTAATTGATGGCGTGGCCGATTTACTGAATGATGTTAACGACCTTGAGGCTTCTAACATGATTGCTCAAAAATTATTATCATGGAGCGCAGGAACTGAATTATTGCAGCCTTGCCACATCATAACTGTACTACATAAAAACTTTGGTAGTGCAAAGCCTACAGGTCACTTAGGCAGTGCTGTTTTAAAGAAAGCAGAAAGCGTTATTTTTGTTGAAAAATTAGACTCAGGAGAAATTAAAGTAAGCCCTGAATACACACGTAACATTCCATTTGATGAATTTGTATTTGATGTAAATAATGAATGGTTGCCTTATGTAGTGCCTTTTGATAGTATAAAGCAGGTTGATACAAAAAATAATAAAAATGCAAATTTCTAATGAACAAAGAAAATAAGAAACGCTTACATGATTTAGCCATACAGCACCTTAAGCAGAGATACCCATCATTCCCTGAATCTTTTATACCTGTACCGAAATACTCAGATAGTAGTGCAAACGCGCTTACAAAGACTATAGTAGAATTTCTACAATACAGTGGACACCAAGCAGAGCGGATTAACACGATGGGGAGGCCTATTGATAATAGAAAACAGGTTATAGATGTTTTAGGAAGGAGCAGGACAATAGGCAGCATGGAGTGGGGTAAATCCACATCGACAAAAGGAAGTTCAGACATTTCATCAACAATATTTGGATATTCAGTAAAGATTGAGATTAAGTACGGAAAGGACAAACAAAGCAAAGACCAGGCAAAATATGCGGAATCAGTTAATAGCGCGGGTGGTGTTTATTTTATCGCTACCGATTTTGATATGTTTATTTTGTGGTACGATGTAATTTCGGAAAAACTAAAGTCATTTAATCAAAAACTGTTTTGAGCCCTCGGATTTGAATACAAAATAATACGCAGCGTTGAAGAGTTTAAAACCTACATACAAGAAAAATTATGAGCATTAATATAACAAACGAAGATAATATGGACTTAATGAGCCGATACCCTGATAAGTATTTTGATTTATTAAATGATGATCCACCATATTTTAGCGGGCCGAATAAAAGAAGATTTTACGGTTGTAAAGTGAATAAGTTAAACATAAAACGCAAAGATTATGATGTAATCGACAATTGGAGTGTACCGGATCAAAATTATTTTGAAGAAGCTAAGCGTTTGAGTAAAAACCAAATTATATGGGGCGCGAACTATTATGATTTTATAGGCGAACCATTTAAAACCCCAAGAGGACAGGACATATACAAGTGGATAAAAGAAAATCCTATAGGCTGGATTATTTGGGATAAATGTAATGGTTCTTCATCATTTAACGATTATGAGTTAGCATGGACTTCTTTTGATATTCCAACATATATTTATAAATTTATGTGGAATGGTATGTTACAAGGAAAAAGTATGTTAGAAGGGCATATTATGCAGGGAGATAAAAGTCTTAATCAAAAAAAGATACACCCTACCGAAAAACCAATTCCACTATACGATTTTATCCATAACAAATATACCGAACCAGGATTTAAAGTACTGAGTAATTATGTAGGTAGTGGTGCAGATGCAATAAGCTCTCTTAAATTTGACATTGAGTTTTATGGTGCCGAATATGACAAAACGATATATCAAAAAATGATGCGACGTTTAAGTGAACACCAAGCACAGGGTACGCTATGGTAACAGACCCCACAATAACCCATACAGCACCCTCAGGACGCGCCTACAGGCTTATCTCAATAGAACAGCTAACAACACCCGCGAGCAAGTGGATAGAGGCTAAGAAAGCCTTTTGTAGCCATTGGAGAACTCTTATACAGTTCCATGACGATATGAGCCGGGTATGGCTGTACTACGATTATGAAGATAAATTTTATAAATTGGAAAACTTTTAATACATTTGGGGCTATGGCAAGACCTTCAGAATACAATTTTGAAATGTGCATAACGATATGCGAAGAGGTGGCAAATGGTTTTAATATAAAAACTGTTTTGTCATCTAAGCCTGAATATCCCGACTTCTCTACTTGGTGCCGTTGGAAGCGTGAGCATACTGAATTACACAACCTATACGTAAACGCTATTCAGGACAAGGCCGAAAGTGTTGATGAGGAAATTGACGCTATAATGCATGAAGCAAGGCATGGTGGTATGGAGCCATCTATGGCAAACGTACTTATCCAAACCCTTAAATGGAAAGCTGCTAAATACTACCCAAAGATGTTTGGTGAGAAGGTACAGCAAGAACACTCAGGAGAGATAAAGGGTACAGGCAACAAGACAACAATAGTATTCAAAAAATTCAATGAGTAGTGAATTAGGCATAAGCTACAAATTCCAACCCTTATTTGAGCTATTCGATAAAGCTAATTACCCTGATGTAGACACGGTTATTATGACCGGAGGCAGGTACTCGCTAAAATCCTTCTCAACGTCTATATTCACACTTGTAGGACTTGTAGACCATGATTGGAATACTCTATACAGCAGGTTTACTAATGCTTCAATTGTGGACAGTATTAAACCGGAGGTAAGTGGCAAAATAGAGTTGTTAGGCTATGATAATTTAGTAGTTGATACTAATACCCATATTGAGACAGCTAAAGCCAGGATAGCCTTTAAGGGGATAAAAACAGGCAGTAAGGGACAGACCGCAAACCTAAAATCATTATCAGGTTTTAATGTATTTGTAGTTGATGAAGCTGAGGAGATCCCTGACTATGCTACTTTCAAAAAAGTATTTTACTCTATACGTTCAGAAACAAAAAGAAACTTATCTATACTCATTCTAAACCCTACAACCGCCAGTCATTGGATATTTAACGAGTTTTTCGAGACACGAAGTATTGAAGCAGGTAGTAATTGCGTGCATGATAACGTGATGTATATTCACACCAGCTACTTAGATGCGGATTTAGATAAGATGCCTCAGAACATACGCAGGGATTACGAGCGACTAAAAGAAGATAACCCTACAGAATATGAGAACATTGTCTTAGGAGGCTGGATAACTGAGCCTGAAGGGGTGCTGTTGCCATTGTCTCAAATTAGGTTTGGAGATATGAGCCTTATTGATGAAAGGGATGTGGTTTTTAAATTTGCTGTAGGAGACCCGGCAGACAAGGGTGGAGACCATTTCTGCATACCATTTGCCCACGTGGTTATAATAGATAATCAGCTATCCGTTTATATAAAAGATGTTATACATAGCAAAGATGGTATTGAGGTTGTTAATGAAAGATCGGCTGAGAAGTCCAGGGAGTTGTTTATGGAGGAAATATACCTCGAAGTTAACGGCGTTGGTTCCGGCGCTTACTACCTTCTTAAACGGGATTTGTCTAACCACGCTAAGATAAAGCCATTTACAAGCACTATAAACAAAGAGGTAAGGATACTTAGCCATTACGAATTTGTAAAGAAATACTTTGTATTTGATAAGGCGTATAAGTCTAATCCTGAGTATGCCGAATTTATACGTCATGTATCTGGTTATGAACGTGAGGGGGATAATAAAAACAAAAAGGACGCTATAGATGCGCTTTGCAGCATGGCTTATATTTTGAAAATAAAATACAAAAAGTTGCTATATGGATAAAATTTGTATATTTGCGGTATATGGCATGGTATAACTTTAAAAAGACTAAGGTACAAGGATATGCAGAGCAGGATAACACCGGCGCATGGATGCAATACTTTAGGCAGTATTCTGATCTATTGGGTACAGATAAACTGGAGAAATTAAATGATACCAACGCCTACACTTTAGGCACAAGCTTAGCCGAGGTATTTATACCTATTGATGTTATAGCTGACAGGGTTTCTTCTGTTGAATACGTGCTTAGATATATTGAAACACAGGAGGAATATAAGCCAAGCCCTAATCTAAAACGCCTTATATCACAACCAAACCCAATAGACAGACTTAATGATTTAGTTTATAAATCAGTAGTTTCAGACTATGCAGCAGGGGAAAGTTTTATTTACACTAAAACACCTGACAGCATTAAAAACCCGACTATTGATAACATAGCTAACATTTGGGTATTGATGCCTAATGTAACTAAGCCTAAACTAAAAAAAGAAGTACCAAACCCTTTTTTGATTAAAGACAAAAATGAGTTGATAGAATACTATGCTACTTTCTTTTTAATAAATCACAAGATAGATCCAAGATATATAACTCATCGAACCATAACCGGTTTAGATGAGAACTTTTGCGCTAAGTCCCCGTTGCTTAAAGTATCAAGAAATATAAATAATCTTCTTGCTGTTTACCAGGCGCGTTACAATGTATACGCTAAAAACGGTAACGGCGGTATACTTAGCCGTGATGCAGGCACTAATTTAGGTGCGATGCAGGACGTTGTAGATCCGGCCACTCGTGAAGATATGCTGAAAGACCTGAACGACCGTAACGGGATTACCGGAAATAAGAACTTCATAGGCATAAGCTCTATACCCATGAAGTTTATAAAAACGCTTGGCACGATATCTGAGTTAGAACCATTCAAAGAGACCGAAGCCGACATGATTACCATAGGAGGTATGATGGGCGTTAATAAATACCTACTGCCAATATCTGAGGGTACTACATTCACAAACCAACAGGATGCTGAAAAAGGACTATGGCAGAATGTAATAAAATCACTGTGTGAGGATAAGGCAAAGGACTTAACAAAGGCTTTTTATTTACCTGAAGGAGTTGCTTTCTTCCCTGATTTTAGCAAAGTAGAGGTGCTGCAGGAGGATAAAAAGACAGGTCTTGATGCAGATAACGTTTTAATTACTAACTTGCAGGCTTTAACCGAAGCTGGCCAGGATGTTAAAGCAGCATATGCCAGCCTAAAAGATAAGTACAATGGGTAATGTAGCAACTGAGAATACTGTTAAGAGGTTAGAAAGCGAGTTAAACAAAGCAAGTAACCCGCATTTAAAGACAGAAATACAGGAGAAAATAAATGCTCTTAAGCAAAATAAAGAGATATTGAAATGATAAAATGTTTAGAACTTGATAGGGAATTCTCAACTAAGCACGAAATGTTTAAGGCATTACTTGCTAATGAGAAAAACATAATTGAACTTAAGAAGGCCGCTATATTAAAATCAGCGGATAAAGGACAGCTTAGTACATTCAAGTTATTCAAAGTAACAGAGGAAACTAAATCTTTGCTTCAGCTTAAGGAGGGTTATATTTACCCGGTTATAAATACTACCAAGTATCTTGACAGCCATGGTGATGTTCACTTAGATGGTATTTGGAATAAATCAATAAAAGAGCAGCAAGGGCATCTATTCTACGCAGCAGACCATGAGTTAAAAACAACATCAATAATTGCATGGCCTAATGATGTGAATGCAATGATAAAAGATGTTCCATGGTCTTTTGTTGGCAAAGACTTTGAAGGCACTACACAAGCTCTTATATACGAAATAAAGAGCGATGTTATAGAGCATTCAGACGCTAAGAATATAATTGACAAAAAGCGACCTGTACAAAATAGCGTAAGGATGCAATATGTTAAGGTTCGTCTTGCTATTAATGACACTGCTAAAGAATTTAGCGAAAATAAAGCATATTTTGATAGCGTAATAGAAACTATAGCGAATAAAGATACTGCCATTGAGTCAGGTTATTTTTGGGGTATAGAAGAGGCTAAGATAGTAAAAGAGGGAAGCATGGTTATTTATGGTTCAAACGATGCCACGCCAATAAGATATACAGAAGCCGCCGAGAAAGGCACTCCTGCTAACGAGCCGCCTATAAGCACTCAAACCGAGAACAAAAACAAAGTAACATTCATTTAATCTATTTGAAATGAACAACAAAAACATTAGCCTTATAGACGCTCTGAAACAAGCAGGTGCGGATGTGAGTGAGGAACAAAAAGCGTTTCTAAATGCTGTTGATGTAGCCCTTAAGGCACGTCAGGCAAGCACAGAGGAAAGCTACAGCGAAGCCATGAAAGCCGCAATTTCTGAGGCAGTAGGCGCGCTGGAAAAAGACAAAGATGGGACTGTTATCCCAATGGCTACAAAACTAAGTGAAATCGCAGCCTCCCTTGAAAAAATGGAGAAGATGAACACAAAAGTTTTGGGCGACAAAGAGAAGTACCAGCTCAAAAAGTACGTTAAAGATAACCACGAGGCAATCGTTAAGGCTATCAAAAACGGCACCGACTTACCTGAGTTTACATTTAAAGCTGCTGCAATTTTCACAACAACATCGGCAATGACAAACGGTTCAGGTGTAAGCCTTCCGCTTGTTGAGAATTTCCTTGTTGAAGATGATATTGCCCGTATTCGTTACCCGGAGAACTTCATCCTTGATGTTATCCCTAACAGGCAGGTAGCAAAAGTTCCACAACAGGTTATACGTACTGAGCAGGCAACAGCCGAGGGCGCTGTAGCGGTAGTAGCTGAGGGTGGTACAAAACCACTTACATCAGACACGTTTATCCGAAACACGACCTTACGTAAAAAGTATGCCGGTCGTATCGAATGGACTGAAGAGTTTGAGATCGACTTTGAAATGCTGTTTGGCGAGATCGTAAGGCTGTTTGAAGATAAAGTTATCCGTGCATGGCAGGATGGGATTATAGCTACAATACAGACAAATGCCGTTGCTTACACATCATCTGTGCTTGATGGTACATTTATAGTTCCTGACAATGCTCTTGCTGTAGTGGCCGGCCAATCTGTAATACAAGGTATGTACTTTACGCCTAACGTTGTTATCATGAACCCAAGCGATATATTCGCCACCATGTTTACACAGGATGCTGAGGGCAGGCCGCAGATTAAGCCATATATCGTAAACACAAATGGTTCTTACACCATTAACGGTATGCGTGTATTTGCATCGTACAAAATCGCCCAGGGTACAGCCCTTGTAGGTGAAAGCGGTGTTTACCAGGAATGGCACTCAGAATTTATTTTCAGGGTTGGTACTTACGGTACACAATTCATTGAGAATAAGAAGACAGCGATAGGCGAGGTGTTCAGCCTTCTACGTATAGCAAACAACGAAAAACCTGCTTGGATGTTGCTAAACCTTGCAGCAGTAAAAGCAGACCTTGAAGTAGTAACCCCATAATAAGCAAGATATGCCACAGTTTGAGATAAAAACAAAAGAAAGCAAAGAGATCGCAAAGGCGACATTTGATAAAAAAGAGGACTACAAGGTGGTTACTCTTAATTCAGACCCTACAAAAACAGAACACGTTTTACATGTGCTGCAGGCCGACAGGCTGATAGCTAATAAAAAAGCTACAGCCGTAAAGGACGCTAAGCTTGATGTTAGGGAAGTTGAAGCAACAGTAACCACAGTTAAAGCAGAATAATGATTATAGATACTTCATACTTCATTTATAAGCCGGTATTTATACCCGGTGCAGTAGCGCAGCCAAGCATTGGTGTTAACACACCCAACAGCCTTGTTGAGCTTCAAAGCTTCATAGATGAAAAGGAGTATACATTTTTGTTAAATTGCTTAGGATATGATCAAACTACCGAATTACTAAGTCAATTCAATACTAACGGATCTTGGAAAGAGGATGCGATTGAGAAATGGGTTGACTTAGTGGACGGTTTTGAGGACTGGAGAGGGTTACGGTATACGGTTGGAGCTACAAAAGTAAGCCTTATTGCTTATTATGTGTTCTTCTATTACCTGGGTGATGACTGGAAGGTTTACACAACTACAGGAGTGCAAGTACCTGATGCTTCTAATTCAGTTGCGGCTGTGCCATTCGATAAACAAGCTAAGGCTTGGAATGCATTTGTAAAGATGTATAATTCGATACACAACGGCATCAATAGCCCGGCTTTTTTTAGCAATTGGAACGGTACAGGTATGATGTGGTTAGGTGGTGGTAATGGTAACGAAGTCGATTTGTATTCATACCTACAAAAAAGGAATGATATATACGATGCATCTAAATTTCAATACCAATCATTTGTAAATCCTAATGGCTTATGATAGTGGTTGAGGAACGGTTAGAGCAGCTATTCTCTTATTTACCTGAGATAAAAGGCTTCAAGCCTAAGTATTACTTTGGGGACGATAAAGAGATAAATGCGCTAATAAAAGCTTCTGATGGTGGTATATACCCGCTTATATACCAAACGTCTAACGAATGGACTGAGAACAGCAGGAATGCGCGTGTTGTTGAGGCTAACTTAACATTCGTGCTTGCGGTTAGGAACAGAGAGCAGATGTTTAACGGTAGCCGGTGGGCGACAAGCTACAGGGAGGTGTTAAGGCCTTTGTATGAAAATATGAAGATCCTTTTTGCTAAATCTAACATTACCGTATCAGATAAAGACTATACCGTTACCAATTTCCCTAATTACTCTGAAAACGAAACTACAAAAGACAAAAATAAATTCATTGATATTGTGGATGCCTTAGTAGTAAACGTAACACTTAAAATTACTAATGATTGCATTAACGTAAATGCTTTAAACAATATAAACATATGGCTTTAATAAACGCAGTAAACTGCAATAAAGAGTTTTTAGGCACCGGCATAGGTACATGCGAGGTGTTTCTGAACAACGAAATGGACGGTGTTATTATCGTGCCAAAAGGATGGTCGCTACCTGTTACGGCTAACAATGTAGCCTTGACCCTGGCAAACGTGATAGGTCTTGTACAGGCAACTACTTTCGACCCTATCATAGGAGCGATTGAGTTTACCGACAATACAGGTGATGCTACCACGCAAGAGTACACAGGCGGTATTACATCGGTAGTAAGAAACGCTAAGCCAACCTATCAGCTTAGGTTTGAAAGTGGCTTAGGATTCCACAGGGCGGCATACAGCAAAAACAGCTTTAACCAGCGTAACGTAATACTTGTATTTGGCGGCTACCTTGTAGGTGCTTACTCCCCTGATGGCACTTTGTTTACAGGGCTTAGCATGAGTATGTTCAACACACAAACTCTTAGGCTACCTGCCGGAGATACGCGTATGGCTACACTTGTAGACTTCCAGCTATCCGATGAGGAACAATTCAACAAACGCCTGGCTGTACTTACGCCTGATATGCTTGGATTTGACTTTAGCTCACAGGTACAGGCTATCCAAAACACTACACTAACAGTTGTAGCCACTGCCGGCGATCCTATACAGGTTACTGTAAACTCACTTAACAATACTAATTACGGTATTGAGGCACTGGGTGTTGAGAACTTCAGGGTTGTAAACCTGACTACGAATACCGAGTTGGTTATTTCAAACGTTGAAGAGGGTGCCATAGAAGGCACTTATGTACTTACAATGGCTGTACCTTTGGTTCAGGGAGCTAACATACGTGTTGAGCTATACGATAGTACGGAGAACGTACCGACTGCATTGATTGAGCCTAATCAACTGTACAAAGGTCTACGCACTGCTATAGTAGCGGCGACCGTAGTTATGGCGGTATTCAGTCCTGTATTTAACTCAATATTCGGTTAATATATGCCGACTAATGTTGAGTTATACACTCAGATAGATGAGCAGATAACAGATAAGACAACAGCAGCTTCTATTTCCCCTACTAACGTGGGGGAAAATATTAAAGCAGCGATAGAGTACACCGATCAGGAGGTAGCGGCTATGCAAGTGCCTTATAAGTCGTATATTGCTGTATTATCTCAATCAGGTACGTCTTCCCCGACATTTACTGTTTTATTTAATAATACAGGTATAACACCGTCAATTGGATATGTAGCTGTAGGGGTTACGGGAATAATATTTGCTGGTGCTGACATAAACAAGGTTGTTGTTATACATAGTAACAAATGCCAGTCCGCTAAGAACATGCATCAAAATTACTATATAACAGGAAATACTATTTTTAGTAGGACTTACAACTTAGTAAATGGTGCGTATGAAAATGACATGCTTTTAAATACGCCTATTGAAATTCGCATATATAACTAAACACTATGAAATACGATAACGTAAGTTTTAGTAAGGACGGGCATAAGGCTTTTAAAGCATTGCCTGAACAACAACAAATTTCGTATCTTAGCGAACGGTTAAGCCCTAAAAATCCTGTTAGGGCAGCTAAATTGTTAGGATATGAGTATATCAGCAGCGGAGTGGATACGAAGAGCGTCGAAAATAAATCAGTCGGTACTACATCAAAAAGTAACGGAGCTGGTGGAGAGGGACGCAAATCGGGAGCTACGGAAAGCAAAGATTAACGAATTTGAATTTGGCTACCGTCCATCTCACAAAAAGATAGGCAAGTACCGTAGTGATTCGTATGCCTTTATTAAAAATAATCAGAACCCCCTTGCAGGATATGGCTACGTTGACCTTATTCGCACGGGGGCTACTGTTAATAGCCTGTTTCCTATTCGTAGTGGTGCGATTGGTTATAAGTTCGATAGCGGCAACGATTTATGGAGTACCCTAACAGGAAAATATGGGCAGGACATACAAAGACTTAACCAAAAAACATTCAACACCATACAGCGTGATATATATGCGCCTGACTTTATCCAACACATAAAGAAATTCTTATCAAATGCTTAAACTCCTATCCCGATTACGCCGCCGTTCCGTTACCCCTAAGTCGCATATACTTTACTCAAACTGCGATATACCCGCACGGCTATTCTTCAATAACCTAAGCGCCGGTGATTTGTCCGTATTGGGTACTGGCACAAAGGAAGAACTACAAGCTGCCTATTACAGCATACTTGACGAGTATTGCGAACTGGACAATAACACCGCTTTTATAGAGGCGTTTAAGAAAGAGGAAATAATTAGCCTGATACAGTCGGATATAGCCAACATCCGATCCGCATTGCAGGTTATTGTGTACGCTGAATTAAGTAAGGATGAGCGTATATCTATTATTGATAAATTAAACGAGTGGAAGCCACCGCACGCAGTCGTAAGGTTTGACAAAGACAAGCCTATTAATGAAGAAGTGGTTAGGATTAGTAAAAAGGTAATAGGGGGACTAAAAAACTATCTTAACAAAGAGATAAGCACCCGTAAAAAGCGGATTGAAAAGGTTAAGCGTACATTTGAAGCTGACTGTGTTTCAATACACGCGTGCTTGGGAACAAAAATAGATAGTGATGTTACACTAAGGTTGTTTATTGAGTACAGTAAATTGGCAATAGAAATGAATAAAAAAACAAGTCATGGCAGAAAATAAAGGCGAATTTATAGACATATTAAGCCCGTCGGCATTATCGGACTTAGCTAAGGGTATTAAAAGCACGAAGGAGCTTGTTAAGGAAATAAATAAAGCCCTTGATGCTCAGGGTAAACTTAACAACAACGGTAAAAGCCCGTCAGCATCCGCAACTAATACCAGTAGCAACAATTCGTCTACTGCCACCGCCAACAAACTTGCATCAGAGAACGCCAGGCTCACACAACGCCTTGCAGATTTAAAGAAAGCCGAAGCATTAGAAAATGCAAAGCTACGTGTAGAGATTGAGAACCTAAACAAGCAGCAAAAACAAGCAGCTAAAGAAGCGTTAGGCGTATTAACATCATACCAAAAGTTATCGGCAGAACTTAACGAGCTTAGAGGTGAGGCTAAGGCTGTTGCCGCCGATATGTTTAACCTTGAACAGGCGGGAGAAAAGAACAGCGACCAATACAAAGAACTTGCCGCTACATACGCTAGATTATCACAACGTGTGGGAGTTTTGCATACAGGATTGACGGGTATAGATAGGAGTTTAGGCGACCATAGGCGCGAGGTTGGTAACTATGAGAATGCTTGGAACGGATTAGGCAATGCTATTAATCAGCTTAGCCGTGAGGCTCCTGCTTTTGCTGTTAGTATTAGCACCGGTTTCTTAGCAATATCAAATAACATACCTACTCTTGTAGATGAGCTTGGGCAACTAACGCGCCGGAACAATGAATTAAGAGCGCAAGGGCAACCAACTGTTAGTGTATTAAGGCAGTTTGCATCCTCTTTGTTTAGCTGGCAGACGGCATTAAGCGCCGGCGTAACATTGCTTACTTTATATGGGGCTAAAATAATTGATTTTGCGTTCGGGGTACAGAAAGCCACAAGGCAAATAGACCAATTACAAGCGGCTCAGGAGCGTTATAATGATACGGTAGTAGAAGTTACCACAAATAGCGAAAGAGAGCTTACAGCGTTGAACAGGCGCGTTGCTGTAGCACAGGACGTAACCAAGTCGGATAAGGAACGTGCAGCCGCAGCAAAAGAAATTATATCCCAATACCCTGGCTATCTTGACGGGCTTACTGAAGAGCAAATAAGGTTAGGGTATTCCGCTAAAAACAATAAGGAATATGCGAAGCAAATACAGGCTTTAACCGCTGACATTCAAAAAAGGGTCGAGGCAGAAGCTAAGCAGGGGGCAAACCGTGAAAGCTTAAAGATTGCCGCTGAGCTTGAACAGGAAGCAAAAGTAAGGGAGCGTGTAAACAAGGCTGCTCAGGATTACTATAATAAATATGGTGATGATAGCGCTTATGCTAAATCAAGTGTTGACGCTCTAAGGAGACAGGTTAAGGCTCGTCAGGAATTGCTAAAGGAAGACCAAACGTTTATTGAAAAGTTCGGTGAACTTGGGGTTTCTGAAACAGGACGCGTTGATATGTTAGGGCTATATGAACCTGCACAAATAACAGAACTGCAGAAAAGGGCGCAGGAGTTAAGACGTGAAGTTGCTAAACAAAATGGCGAGATAAACCAAACATTTAAAGATACGTCTCTGCTTGATTATAAAGCGGAAGGCAAACAGCAAATAGAAAGCTTAGTTGATTATTACGCCAGCAGGTACGAACTTATACGCACACAGTTAGAAAATGAGGCTAATGCTCAAAAGCTGATTATAGATGATGAGGCGAAAAGCCTAGAGCATCGAAACGCGGCAAATCAAGAATACCACAAAATACAGTTAGCATTAGCTAAAGAGGCTTTTGTAGAACAAAAAAGATTATTAGATTATAATTTAGCAGAAGAAACGGCTAAACTACAAAAACGTGTTAAAGATAAGGAAATAACAGAGAAAAATGCTAACGGGGTTATATACACTCTGCGTAGGCAATACCATTTTGATTTGCTTAAAGCAGAAGAGGACAACTCGGAAGCTATAAAGAATGTAAACAGGTCGCTTGCGGAAAGCCTTAAAGGTGTATGGCAAGAAATGGATCTTAAAAAGCAAACTAACCTTATTGATGAGAGGGAATTAGAGAATACACGCTCGTACGTTGCCGAACTTAAAAATATAGTTGATGGTAATGAGGATTATCAAAAAATATTAGCCGCCGAAAAGGAATTAAACGAAGCCAATGTAAGCCTAACACAGGAACGACTGCAAGCTGAGGAACGGGCTATTGAAGCAGAATTATCGGCTTTCCCTGAGCGTGAAAGGAATAGCCAGGCTTACTTAGAACTACAGAACAAACTTGTAGCCAAGACAAAAGAACGTGCAGAGGTTGATAAAAAGAGCGCAGAGGAAGCTGCCGAAGCAATGGCTAAGTTGCAAAAAGCTACCCAGGACTATTTAGGTAAGTTTACAGACTTAGGACAATTCGGTTTTGAAGGACTTAACCCATTCCTTAAGTTAGAAGAGAATGGAAAAACAGCATTCCAAAACCTCATGGCTGGGGCTAATACAACCGCGGAGAAAGTGGCCGTGGCATTTAACTCTATTAGCACCGTAGCTACACAGGCTATCGACTTCTTAGCCCAAAACCAACAAGCCCGCTTTGATGCTCAATATGCTGGCTTAGAAAAACAATATGAGTTAGACCAACAGTTTAACGCTAAAGGGGAAGAGGCGAAGGCAGAACTACAGAAGCAGTACGATGAAAGGCGACGTGAGATAAGGATAAAAGAGGCGAAGGCAGAAAAGGAGAACGCAATATTTAAGGCTATAATAAACACAGCCCAGGGTGTTACTTCTGCGCTTGCAACGGCAAACATACCGCTATCAATTATTATCGCGGCATTAGGTGCTGCACAGGTCGCGAGTATTGCCGGTCGACAAATACCTGCTTACGAGTTTGGTACAGCTAATCACCCGGGTGGTGCAGCTATTGTTGGGGATGGAGGACGCGCTGAGCTTATACACCAACCAAGTAGTGGGTGGAGCGTATCTCCAAGTGTACCTACATTAATGAACCTTGAACGAGGATCGGTTGTATTACCTGATGCAAATGCTTACAGGCGTGAGATCCCTGCCTCTATGGGCAGCGGTGGGGTAAGTATAGACTATGACAGATTAGGAGCGGCTGTAGGTTCACAAATACCTGCGCTTACAAGTATAGAGCTTACTAAAAGTGGTTTTAATTCCTATGTGGTAAAAGGTTCGGCACGTGCTAAATCATTCAATGATAGGATTAGTAGTGTGGGTAGAAAAATATAGCCCAAAGTTACTATTATTCACTTAGGGCTAATTGCGGTTGGCATCCCTGCCTAATATTTCCAACTATTTTTTTAATCCGCTGGGGGTGTGTGTTTGGCTATTTCATAATTAACATCCTAATTTATTTTTTTCGTGTTCATACTGTGCTTTTATCTCTTTGATAGCGGCAGGGTTTCCGTTAGCATTCTCTATGCTATTTAGGTATTGCTGGTACAAATCATCAGCTTCCTGATCGCAGTTGGTGCAGCTTGTCATAAATATAAGGGCTGCGATTAGTAGTAGGTGTTTCATAATGCTTTTAATTTTTGTTGATATTCATACTTTATCTTTTCAGGCGTTGCGGCTATATTAAAAAGATATTTAGTTTTAGAGCCATCTTTAATACACTCATCTGCTTTTGATATTGTATTTAAGTAGCTATTTGTTAGTTCTGATTTTGAATACCTAACCCAATACGGGTGATTACTTGGCAAATCACAAGGCCTGACACCTGCAGGTAGTTCTAAATTAAGGTTTTCTTCGCAGTATTTTATATCTTTGTTTACCGCTGATACCCATTCATCCCAGTTATTAAAATCGGCGCTGAATAGTTCTTTATTGTTTAGAGATACGAATATCATTATAAATTTTGTTAGCGATTATTATTGCGGATTCGCTGGCTTCTGTACGTGATAATGCAGCACCTAAAAACTTATCGATGCTCCATTGAAACAATTTACCATTGGTTTTTATATTAATATAAATGCCTACACTGTCAAAAAATTTAGTACTATAGGCAAGAAATATTAAGTCTAAATCCATCAATTCAATTGGCAGGGATTTTATTACCCACGCCTCAAAATGTTCCTTTGCTTTTCCTGTTAGTATCATAGCTCACGTTGTTTTATCATTGCATCGGCTTGTTTGTATGCGTCTTGTGAAATCCATTCGCTAACAGTCAGTTTTTTAATGCTTGCTATATAACGATATCTTTCAAATTTTGCATCGGTGTCTATACCTGTAATCATACCTTGCATCGCTTTAGACGCAAAGTAATCTCTTAAAAATATATTGTTTTCATTTTTAACTTTTTCGTTTGAAAATAATTCTACAATTTCAAATTTAAGAAATTCGCTTATTTTTATTAAATCAGATATAGATATACGTGAGTCGTTTTTCTCAAGTCTGCCATAGTTAGACTGAGTTACACCTAAAAAAGCACCTAATTGCTCCTGAGATACATTTTTGCTTTGACGTATAAGTTTTATTTTGTTGCCTATTGTATTCATATAAATAGTCTTTTAATCCAGTTAGGTATGCGGTCTAGGCTTTCAAGATATGCATCCTGCCTTTTTAGTTGCTCATTAGCGCGTATTAGGGCTTTGGAGTTTTGCCTTAGCAATGCTCTTGTTTCCTCTACATCGCCAATAATAGCCTGAACATCGTTTTTAAACTCTTGAAGTTTAGAATCAAGTTCTTCTTTTTTAATATCGTGAGCGATGCTTATTTCTCTTGTTATATCACAAGATATGCTAAGAGGATTATGTTTAATATTTACCGGGATTTCTTTCAGTATGATGGTTATGGCAGGCTCTTTAATTTCTTTTAGCCTTATCACTTCTTCACGCTGCTTGCGTAAATTGTCGTACTCGCTTATTGGAATGGTTACTGTGTTTATCATTTTTTATCGGTGTTACTCAAAATTAATCATAAACTCCTATTTCGATAAAATCGACGCTTTCAGAATAATATCCATTGCTTGCACCAAACCAACGAACATCAACATATCCTTTTATTGTTGCAAATCTATAAAAAGTATAAGTGAAAGATTCCTCATACTCAGGAACTTCTCTATTTTTTATATAATCTTCGTTTTCATATTCTTCTGATAAAGTTAGGGGAGTAAATAAAAGGTCTTTTAAATCTCCGTTTATATCATCTATTTCAACGCTTTCACAACAATCCTGTTCATGATACATTTTAAAGCTCCTGCCTTTGTCTGTAGTGAAAATTATTTCCGTTTCTTCTGTATTAACTTCTATTTCAATAAGAGTTAATCCTAATAAATCTTTTACTTGTGCCATATAATTTCAATTTATTTAAAACATAAAACCCGTATAATCATTATGCGCATCACTGCATAAATCCTATACGGGCTGTATAATTTCTTTAAGTGCCTAAAGTGATGCGGCAACGGTACAAACTTACACATTTTTTATTTACTTTTACAACATGGTAAAGAATTATTTTCATTTTATCACTTTGGGCGAGTCTAACCCCATTGAGGTGCGCGAGCCATTTGGCGGTGATGCGGTAGGATTTTCACTAAAGCGTGATGCACAGCGCAAAGGCATTGATACAACATTCGCTGGAAATAGCGAGGCTAATTTTAGCATCCCAAACAGCGATGAGTATGCCTTTGATAAGTTGCTAACATCCTGGCTTATGAAAGGATACGAAATGAATGTAAAGCACAGTATAGACTTCGGTACGGGGTTAACAGTTGTCGGAAATGTAGATGGCAAGACGCTAAAAACCGATACCGTAAATGAGATTAAATTTACTGTAATACAAGAAACTGAGCAGGCTTTGTTTAAAAGGCGTTTTGACACTGCTGTAGATTTGCTTTCAGACCCGGTGCAATGCCCGGTTACCAATGTGTTGCTTAAATCGCCTCCTGTTACGCTAAAAAGCAGCTGGAAGCTAACGGCAAGCAATTACATAATGTACCCTAATGGTAACACTATCTTAAACGGGTATTTTAACCCGTTGCAGGTACAAGTAGATTATGATATTAAGGATAGCCTTACATGGCTTAGGCCTGATGCGTATGTGAATGGGAGCAACGATTCGTCAGATTACACCATGCCGCCTCAGAACTTCAAGTTATTACGTGCCGCTAACAACCTGAATAATGTTCAGGCTTCGTTTAGGCTGCATATGAAAACTGAATGGACGAATATAAACCCTCCACCAGTAGCGATGCAGGTTATAGGCCGCTTTGCTGTTGGTGAGGGCGACGAAACATTTAACGAGTTCCGTACTCTAATACAAAACGGAATTACGTTCTACAATACCGGCGCGCTTACATCAACTAATCAAAGCTATGAATATGATGGTACGTTTAACCTAACACTACCTAATATGCGCAGGGGGCAGGTGCTTTATATGGTTTGGCTACACGGTGCAGGCAGTGATATTGCCCTATCTAAAAATACGTTCTACGAGGCTAAGTTAGATATAAAAGCTTCTGAAACAGGATACAGCACCGTTATACCAATGATACGCTTACGAGATGCTATCAAATATGCGGCAAGCGGACTGGATGTTATTTGCCCGCGTTGGGAGTTTGGAGGCGAGTTCTACAACCAGTTTATAACTACGCCGTCATTGATGCGTAAAAAGTACACTACTTTTAATATCACGAATAAGACTATATACGATGAAATTATACGCCCGGAAGTAAACGGAGATTACATTATACAGCCTGACAGTAAAATATTTGTTGGTATTTACGATGACTTTTACAGGGATTTCCAGTGTGCCGACTTTAAGCAGACTTTGTTTGAAGATTTTGAGCAAGGTAATGTAGAGGATACGCCTAACCAATTCAAATTATCATTCAAGGAATATGCCTCCCAAAAGGAAATTACAAAAGATAACAGCGGACAAATTACCAGTGGAGAGACAGCCCACACAATCAATAACAATAGCGTTGAGGATACTCGCGAGGTAAACATAGGCGGTGTTAGGGACGGCATTTCAATTGCAGGTTACCAACAGGCTATATTTGAGCTTACAAGCGATGAAGTAAGCCAGGATGATGACAAGGTAGTAATTATTGATTGCGTTCCTAAAACAGGTTCGGTTAAGTTTACAGAAACAAGCCAGTTAAGGCATAAGGTTGATGAAGATGTAGACAACAAGCTTACGTTAACAATCGCCACCGATGAAGGCGAAACATTTAGTTGGGGCGATTTAGGCATTAATATTACCGACAACTTCAACATCCTTAACGGCGATAACACAGGGCAGTACACCGTGTTTAATATTGATGGATTGGATATAGTGCTGCTAAAAGTGGGCGGATTAGATCCTGTGGCTATATCAAGCCTAAACACCACTTACGAATACTTTGTAAATAGCAGCGTACAGGTAATGAACCGAACCAACGAGGGCTTTACATCAATATCCGGCATAGACGACCCTACACGCGCTATTAACTTAGATTGGACGGTGCGCCGTATTATGGAGCGTTTCTACAAGCAGTCATTAGGTACGGATACTTTCTTTGCCGATGACAAAACAATGAAGAACACCATATACAAAAATAATCGTGCTGCTACCATAAACGGCGTACGTGAAGATTCGGACTTTACACCATCTACCCCTATTTTAACGCCATTCACTCGTAATTTAACGGTCTTAGCCACTTTAAACGAGTTCTTCGATATGCAGGATAAACTACGTTATCAGCGGGGCTATGTGCGTTGCTATGACCCCGATAAATGGCCTGTAGATTTATTCCTAACTGAAGCAAACTGGACTGTGGTTAAGCGAGGAACTTTAGAGGGGCAAATAGTACTTAAAGGGCAGGTTATGTACAGGGAGTTCCTGGTTGATATTATAGCTATTGGTGGGGTAGTAACCTTTAATAATGACATCACCCCGTCTGCGTTTAGTTTCGCTGACAAGGGTGATGGATGGTTTGAATTCTACGATGCGACAGGCAAACGTTTGTTTAGCCGTGTGCAATATAACCGTGTACGCATTAACGGTGGCAATGCAGCTGTTAGTTCTGAGGAATTGGGTATATGGCTTAGTCAGTATTCTCTGTAGCCTCGCGCTCGGTTACTATCCAGTTATGACCATTAATATGCCCACTTTCATTTTCAATGTTAGAAATTCTATGCCCCACATCATCTTTTATGTAAAAACCCCACCCTTTTGATTCGTCTCCGCTATTTTTATCTGCCCAATAACCTATTACAGTATATTCCTTACCCTTTGTAATATCTGTTGCATCTATAGGCGCCACCACCTTTAGCGGCTTACCTGTTCCTTCAATGTGTATGTGTTTCATTTTGCCTTTCCTTTTCGTGTTGTTCAATTTGTTTCTTGTACTGATTTTCTAAGTGATGCCACCTGCCTTTATAATATCCAATGAAGTATGCTAAATGGCTTATCAGTGTTATTATAGATATTACAGGTATTATTGCTAAGTATATCATGTTGTCATATGTAAAACGTTTAGTTGTTGATTACAAGTAGTGAGGTCTTATAATTTATTTCATCAAGAGTTAACTTTTGCTGATTTAGCAATTCTTGACAATTAATATAGTCTTGTTTCTTTATTAAATGACTATAGTTTTTAAATTGTGAATGTAAATCTGTTATTTCTTTAATCAAAATCTCATTTTTATAAAGGCTAATTTCATCTATACAGCTATATCTTTTATTGCTGTTTAATAAAAAACACACAACAACTGAACAAAGTATTAAAAACATTTCCATAAGTTCTAAGGTGTTAATTTTAAAGCCTCTTGTAATCCCGTCTCTAAAGCGTCTTCGTAGGTGGTAAATCTGTTGTCTATGTTATAGTATTCGCCGCCTTGTATCTTAAAAACACAGACTCGGTAATCTCCTGAGTTAGCTGTGCAGTCAATTATTATATGCAAGCCATGCACCTCCCTGATCCATTTTTGTAATATTGATTGTCTAACAGCGTGTGTTTTTTCAAATGTAGCTCCCTTTATAAAATCTTTAGTTAATAAAGCTTGCGGGGTATATCCGTCTTTGTTTCCTCTATTGTCGTAGTATGGGCTACCCACAGAATTAAAACCCTTTTCTTTAGCCAGCTTAGCCGTCTCGAATGTGATTAGTTGTTCTTGCATACCTTTAACAATTACCGCCTGCAGACGCAGACCATAGATGACTACCATATTTCACTTCTCCGTAACCTGGCGTTACCGGCTCGTCAAAACCCATGTGAGGATTGTATAAGCTGTTAGGTCGCCATTTTACAGTGTATATCTGCCCCTGAAAGCGTATTACCGCCGAGCCTGTTTGTACTCCCCAAGTTCCCGACTGGCAGAGTATCTGAATATCGGACGTTATTTGGTAAGTATATCCTGAATCTGTTGTGATTAGATACTGCTTGTTGTTACCGTTGTAAACGAATGCCACAATAAGGGCGAAAATTGTAATTAGTGTTTTCATTTTTAATGTTTATGATGATTAATGCAATCCTGTTCTGTTTCAAATATTATCTCCTGCCCTGATAATCCTAAATCAATATTCATCAATTTAGCCAATCCTACAAATTGGTTTTTATCTCCTTTTATTATCATATGCCCCGCAGATTGTAACCTGTTAGGGTCTTCTGTTTTGTGGCATGTAAAAGTATTCGACTGCAATATTTCTGCCATCCTACTTTCTCCAAGCCAACCTTGCTGAATATCTTTTCTAAAGGGGCAATCTTTACAAGGCTTCTTTACGTTAGGCAGTTTCATGCTCCCTTAAGTTTAACCCAGCCCATACTAACCAAATCTTCTACGCTTGCATCAAGATATGGCATGGCGTAACCTTTTGAGCGGAGGTAGTCGATCATATACGAAAGATTTTTAACTGTAAGCCAGCACCCTGTGTTTTGGCAAACCATCCTCTCTATACCTCTCTTCAAATAATTAATGTTGAATTCATTTCGGTCTTCACCATCATCCCAGTACATAGTGTCTTTAACTATTTTTTTAACCTCAATAGCATCTTCATCTGTAATGGCTGATAGAGAGGTGAGTTCTAATATTGATTTATCAAAAAGTTTGTCTATAAGATATTCATTTACAACTTGTAATCCAAATTGCTTAGGCTGAGTCTTTCCTATTCGGTGCCCCCAGTACTGCGCAAAGAATCGCGCTTTGTTTTCTAAATTATTTTCCATTAGTTTAATTCAAAAAGGTTAGTATATTAGTTTTGTACATCTTTGCCATTCCTGTAACGGCACTTTGAAAGTCGCAGAATATAGAGTTAGAATTTAGCGTTCGGAACTCATAAGTGTGCGTTTTAGGGTCGAATAGTAGCATCATAGCTCATATCTTTTTAAATATCGTTTAAACAATTTGTGAATGTGGGCATATCTTGATACCGGCACGCGAATAGCTAAAGTCCTGCTTTCTTCGCCGTACTTGTTGGTATTACCCGCACCTGGTCTTTTACCCCCGTGTGTGTGTTTAGTCATAGGTTTAAAGGCTTTCGCCTGATTGGTTTAATAAAACTTTTTTATGCCGATTACTGACAGGCATCCAAGAAAACCAACCTGATTGATAAAACCCAAGGTAACCATATTCATTCTTTGAAACCAATTTCGGGTTTGGTGATTTTTCAAGAGTATTTATAGCAAAATCCCCCTCTTCAATATCCCCATCACTTACTGTATAGTCCATACTCATTATTTTTAAAGGGCGGTGTTAACCGCCCGGGGTTAGTTAATAAAATGTAATTCGTGTACGTCTGCGTAACCTATTTCTTTTACCCAACCTTTTAACATAAATTCGGTAATATTATACGCTAATTCTTTTCTATCCTCCCTTGTATCTATTTCCCATTCTTTTTGTAAAACAGTAAGATTAACTACATTTTTGCCTCCTAATTTTTCTTTTAAATCATTAGCAGATTTAGCAGACATTAAAATGCTAAATAAGTTCCATGATTTTTTAGCGTGTATATCTTCCATAATCTTTATATTTTGTTGTTGTTATCTGAGTGCAAATATACACCATATATTTGAATACGCAAACGAAATCAAATATATTTTTACATTATTTTTTTTAGTGGTATATTCGCCTAATGAATCAACCCGTATTTATAAGGTTAGAGAACACGTATGAAGCAGCTATGTATTATAACAATAGCCCTATTATGCGTTCGTATAGCTTTAACGGGATACAGTTATTGCCTAATGCAGCTTATGCCTATACGCAGGTAGCTTATGTGGAGTTAGAAAACTTTATAGTGGAGTTGTTCAATATATGCGATAATAAGCTGGCAGATATAAACCCGAACCTGTTTGAGATAACAACTTTTCAAGACCCTGAAACGGGGGAGAACGCTATATATTGGAGCTATAAACCTGATGATACCGACTTTGGGCAGCAGCTTGTTTACTTAAGGTTTACCCAGGGAGCTAACGATTATATTTACAGCAGCCCGTTTTACCTGACTAATGACGGTGCGGAGTACACAAGCCGCTGGGATTACTGGAATAAATTAAATGATACGGTACTTTCTACGCAGCTAATTTTACATTACATACAGCCGCTTACACAGATTACGCTAAACGAATATAACGAGGTTTATAGGGGTGGTTATAAATCTATTGTAAACAGGACAAAATATGAGCGTTGGCGGTTTGGGATTGTCTTTATTGAAATATTCCAAATGTTTGCTGATATGATGCGTAACAACTACGTATATGCTAACCTTAATCGGGCTAACCTATACAAGGCTTACGAAACACCTGAGCTTGTAGAAACTGAGAACTATGCCGAACTTAACATAGACCTATATGTTAATGCAGCCGATAAGTACGACCCTAATTATGTGCCTTACGTACCACCTGCACCACCTGAAGATATGCAGATTATACTTGATGCCGTACAAGGTAGTGGCGGTAACGTTATTTACACCCACCACGAAGTAGGATTTTCACCGGTCGCTTTGGTATATCAGTATAGTCTCGATCAGGTAATTTGGCTAAGCCAATTACAAACACCCGCAAGTCCACAAACTGTGCCAGTTGCAAACTGGGCGACTAACAGTTACTACTATCGTATAAAAGATGCCAGTTCTGATTTATATAGCAATGTACTGCAGCTTATCGCCCGATCGATTACTTTAGTGGCTGTTACAAGCGGGGATAGCCAATTTAACCCAAAAGGCAACCGCTATGCGCTATCATACGCCGTTAATGGCTTTCAAATACCATCAGGTCAGGGCTTTACATTACAGTACAGCACCAATGGCGGAACAACGTTTGCAGGAAGTGCTGATTTAGTTGCGCCTAACCCGATAGCGGGTGTTATTGATTTTTCGATAACAGGCGATTTTGAAGCTACCAAATTTAGATTGAGATATTCGCCATTTGGCTTAATTTCTAATACCGCAACACATGAGTTTTGAGCCAATAGATAATCTTATCATAACCCGTAAGACTTCCAAATATTGGACGTTGCAGGTTAATGATGAAACAGAAACGCGCGCGTCAAGTGCCTACGAGGGCATAAGGACTGGCGATTTTATCACTATTAAGACAAACACCGGAGCGCCTATAACAATGGTAGTGCCTTATAGCGTTATACAGTACTACGATAGCATGGATGCGGCAAATAACCTTACTGCACCTCAGAACTCCGATGAAATGTTCTCGCACCTTTTAGATCAGGATTTTTTCCTCGCCAGTAGCGGAGGCTCAGGGGGCGGTACTGGCGTAAATAATTTCCTTGAACTTTTAGATGTATTATTCCCAACTTACATAGGGCGTGAAGGAGAGGCTATAGTGATTAACGGCAATGGATTGGATTCTGCTCCATTCAATGCGAGTATAGCCTTTGAGGATCTTACAAATTGGCTGGGCGGGGTGCTGCAACCGAATCAGTATATACTTAGTAATAGCGATGGCAGCGGTCTGGTGCAGGCTTCGATAAATAATATTGTAAACAGGCCGCACGCGTATGATGAGTACCAAATATTAGATAAGGGCTATACATGGGACGGAGACACAATTATACCAAATGAGGATTTGTACAGCCTGCAAATAGGCGATGTGATTAGGAAGTGGTTTTATGTATTGCCTTCCGAGGACTTCCCAAGCGGACAGGTGCTGTTAATGGAAAACGGAAGATATAAAGGCGGCGATATAAACGTACCACTTAACTACATACACTCAGGGCTTAAATCTTACGCGTTCGATACAGACCCCGATAAAGAATTTTAAACACAAATATATGAAAATACGTTTTTTAATAGCATTGATGCTAATAGGATTGGGTGTAAATGCCCAAACCACAAACCCGTTAAGCGGCATAGTAAAGTTTGTGGAAAACCCGCAGCTTGCAACGATTGATACTACAGCCACTAAGCTAATCGGTCGTAAGGCTTCTGACGGGCGTATAGTCCGCTATAATTGGGGACAACTGGCTGCGTTATTTCAGTCGGGTGGCAGTACGCCATCTTTGCAGGAAGTTATTAATGCAGGTAGTACGGCAACGACTTCTAACCCTATCGTTATGAACGGGCAGGGAGGGCAAATATCGCTAAACAACCAAGGTGTTACCCTTATATCAGGCAACGGGGTAAATACATTCTATGTAAGCGATACTATTGCTAAATTCTACAGCCGCGCACAAGGGATACCTGCAATACATAATAATGAATTGGCTACCCTTGGTCAGGTAAATACATTAGTAAGCGGTCAAGACCTGCAGGATGTTTTAAATTCAGGAAGTGCTGCAACCGTTAACACCAATGTGCTAATAAATCACGGCACCGGCGCTACATACTCAAACATCGCGTTAGAGGACGACTCAGCAGTGATAGGCACACTGAGCAATAATCTTAAAGTTACAAATACAACGGCTGTCATAGGCAGTCCGTTATCGGTTGGCGCGCCTGTGACGGAAGATGATGCTGTGAGACTTCAGGATTTACAGGGCTACATACCATTAAGCGGGACTGTTAGCGGTGCACCTGTAACGGGCGATATAGAAGTTAACGACGGTGTATACATAAAGCCTTCAGAAGCGAGTAATTTAAATGTAGGCACAGTAGGAAAAACTTATCTTCAATTTACAGATGAAGGCAAAGTTGTAATGGTTTCAAACGGCACAAATACAGGCGGACTTTTTGCTGATGCTGATTTTTCCCCTTATTACCTGCCTAATTCTTTTGTTCAAAAGTCATGGGTGCAAAGTCAAATAGCTTCTGCTGGTGTCGGCACCGTTACATCTATAACGAGTAATAATGGGGTTACAGTAGATAATACAAATCCAGCTATACCCATAATAGGATTGGGAAATATAACCCCGGCATCTGTAACATCTATGAATGGTACGTTTATAAGTGATTTGATAGTACCTACAATACCAGTAGGAGCAAACTCGGCAGTCTCTCGTAATTATTTAGACAATGCTTTAACAGGACTAACGTGGAAACAGGAGGTTAGGGTTAAAACAACTGGCAACATTACACTATCAGGCACCCAAACAGTGGACGGGGTTTCATTAGCTGTTAATGATAGGGTTTTGGTGGGTAGCCAAACCAATGCTACTCAGAACGGAATTTATGTAGTTGCTTCAGGTGCATGGACGCGCGCACTCGATGCTGACACTTCAGCAGAAATAGGACAATCTGCTGAGCTGGTAAGGCTGGGAACTTTGTATAAAAATACCCAATGGACATGTACAAATACATCGGATCCTGTAATCGGTACAGATAATATTACTTTCGGACAACTTGCAGGGGCAGGGACTTACACTAATGGTAATGGGATAACGCTTACAGCTAATGTATTTGCTGCCGACCCTACATACATAAGCACTGCTACACAAACAGCACTTAACGGCAAAGAGCCTACACAATCAGGGACGGGTGTTGTTACAAAATCAGGCACAACAACAACCTACACTCCTGTATCTGCCACGCCTACATCAGGTAGCGCCGATATACTTACAAGCGGTGGCGCTTTTACAGCATTGGCGGGCAAGGCTACTATAGGGGGCGATGCTACTACAGCAACAATGATGATTGGAACTACTAATTCTTTTAACCTTACATTAATAAGAAATAATGTAAATCAGTTAAATCTTGACGGTAGCTATATACGTGCATTCATGCCGTTTACTTCTGCTACAGTTGCTAACGGTGTATTGTCTTTACTTACTACAGGTGTGGATGTTACCAGAACTCAAACCACAGGTGTTGCATTTACAGCAGGTAATACTAATGCCAGCAATACAGGCGACTTATTTAATGTTAAGAATTCTACAGGTGTTGTGGGGGGCTTTAGGTCTGATGGCAGGGGCTACGGTAGTAACGCAACAGCAAGCAATGATTTTGTACCTTTAGGTCAGGTACAGGCGGCCTTAATCCCCGCGTACTCCGCTAAGACTGCCAGCTATACCCTAACAGCTACAGATTATACCGTTACGCTTACATCAGGCACAGCAACCTTTACGTTACCTACAGCGGTAGGCATAACAGGTAAGATTTACATTGTAAAGAATAAAGGCGCGGGCGTTCTTACCATAGCCACTACAAGCAGCCAAACAATGGACGGAGCAACCACCGCAACCATATCTACCACTTACGCAGGTAGGGTGCTGCAAAGCAACGGTACTAACTGGGACGTTATCGGATTATTTTAACTTTAATATATTTATTATGAAGAGAATTTTAAGTGCTCTATTTTGTCTATTGACGGTATGCGGTGTCATTGTGTGGAGCATTGCTGCTAACAACCCGCCTGAGAATACCGTGACCTTTAGCGGCGAAACCGTAACCAAACAATTAGGCTTTGTAGGCATACCCATTGCCAGTAAGGTTAATACCGATGTAAATGGATTGATTACGGTAACGTATCAAAACCCATACACCGTAACCCCTAACGTTCAGGCGAACATTGCTAACGGTACAGCTAACAGCCGTCAATACATAAGGATTTACAACAATACGGCCGCTGGCTTCACGTGCCAGGTTTATAGCTTTAATACCGCTACCGTGTTGGGATTAGATGTGCTGCTCGGTGCTAACGTTCCTGTATCGGGTGCGACCGTCGACTTTCTTATAACCGCAATGCAGTAGCTATGACAACAGGAAACGTATATTTAGATTTGTTTATAGGTGGCATATTAGGGCAATTACTTCATGTACTTGTGCTTAAATTGCCAGCTGTAAAAAAACGTGCCGAGAATGCTAATATGCAGTTCAACGCCCTTCAATATTTTAAAGATGATTGGCTTGGGTTAGCCGCGTCCATTATATCAATACTTATTTGTATATTTGTTTTTGATGAGATAACAGGTGCATATCCAAGCATAGTAAAATATGCCAAATTCTTTTTTATATTTGTGGGGTACACAGGTTCTTCTTTCCTGCTTGGTATATTTAGCCGCGCAGAAAAAAAGATACAAAATGTTGTCGATGTAAAAACTAATATAGCCGATAATAAACAATGAAACAAGTAAGGGATTTTCTAAGAAGTTTATTTTATATTTGCCTTATACTGGCAGTGTTTATAGTATTTACTTTTAGCTGCGAATCCTGTAACCAAAATAAAACACAAAATGAGCAA